TCTCTTCAACCATCATCTTTGCCAGTCTTGGCCGGGATAAACCCGTCTTGCTCTCGTAGGCATTGATGATGCCGTCCTTGACCACCTTGAGCTGGTCCACCATCGTCGACAGATCCTCGATATTGAGCACGGCCAGGAAAAAGGCCACCATCGGGTCGTGGATCATGAAATAAGCGCCCTCTTGCATGCGCACCTGCTCCCCGGCGATGGCCACTACCGTGGCGGCCGAGGCCGCAATTCCATCGATCTGCACCGTCACTTTCCCGGCGTAGCCCTTGATGATCGAGGACATCACGCTGGCTGCAATCACATCCCCGCCATAGGAGTTCATCCGGATGGTGACCGGGCCGCCCTTGCCATGCGCATTCAGATCGTCCCTGAACATCGCCGGCGTGATGTCATCTTCGGACCAGGAATACTCCGAGATATAACCGTACAGTTCCATTTCCGGCGCTTCGCCATCTTCGCCATCGGCCGCATTCCGCCAGGTCCAGAACGGTTCGTACGGTTTGGCGTTGCCTTCGAAGCAGCGGATTGGCATTTTTCGATGCGGCAGCACATTTTCCACGCCGGCGTCTTTGCGGTGTGCTTCCAGATGCGCTTTTACCCCGGCCCGGTCGCCGTCCGGAATATCTGCCTGGGATAGCCTGGCCAGGGCGTTATCCACCCCGGCGATGTTGGCTGGCGTGTCGCTGCCCGCGTCGTGGTGCGGAAATTTATAGGAGCCTTTGGCATTCGGGTCGCCTTCCGGATCAACCCACGTGTGCATATAACGCAGCACCTTTTCTACATTGGGCGCCTTGGCCACTTCAGCCGGGCCATCCCAGGTGCTTTTTGTATCCGTTGCTGTGTGATGAATTGGAATTGCTGTCATTTTTTACTCCTATTTCCCTTGCATTGCCGGCGTGGCCGGTTTCGGGGCCGCGGTGGTTTGGATACTGCCATCCTCGGCGATTTTTCCATAATTGCTTGGCATATAATAGGTGTCGCCGCCCGTGTAAGCGCTGTTGTCTTCTACCTGGCGGGCTTCATTCGGCGACATCTGGCCGCTCAGGATCTTCTTTTCGAGATATTCCGACCTGGTCTTCGCATCCGTTTGCAGCAGCGCCTCTCGAATGAACTTGAAGAAAGTAGTGTCTTGCTCTTCCTGCGTGAGCCATTTCCGCCTGGCTGCTTGTTCCCATTGGATCAGGTAAGGATTTAGGGTCGACCGCAGATAATCGATCTGCTGCTGTTCGTTCGACTCGTAGGATTGCTTCCCCATATTCAGCTTGTAAAGCGGCACGCCAAAATAGTTGGCGATCTCAGCGTCCGTGGCCTGGGTCGTTTCCAGGAACTGCGCATCGGATGCGTTCATCGTGATCGGCTCGAATTTGGCGATCTTGTTGTCGAAAATCAGCGCCTTCCCGGCGTTCGCTGAGCCACTGGCGCCATCGGTATAGGTGCGTCGCATCTTATCCCTCGCCGGATTGTCCAGCTCGCCGTTCACCCACAGGATGGCAGTCGGATTCAGTCCTGACCCGCTGATCTTGTTGCTGGTCTCGTGCGCCGCCAGTTGGCGCCCGATGGTTTCTCTCGCATAGCGGACCACGGATCTGCCCACCAGGCCATCCGTCGAATTGATCATCAAATGGGTGATCTCTACTTCCGGAATGATGTCAGTTTTCCCGTTTGGATAAATGGTGTGATACCAGAGCAGCCCGTCCTTGTCGAAGATCGGGAACGTCATGCTGCTCGGCAGGATAAACCACTCCCGGTACGCCCCGGGCGGCTGCCAGATATAAGAATTTCCCCAGTAGATCAGCCATAAAGTCAGAGTCTTTTTGAAGATGAATGGGCTCATCCAGCGGTTTGGAGCGACTTCGAGCAGATAAGCCACATTGCGGATGATGCTGTCCGGCAGGATGCGCTGGGTATCTCGTCCAATTTTCTGGTAAACCTGGAATGGCAGGCCGGCTATATCATCGCTGATCAGATTTCCGCAGCGGTAAGCGGTTGCCACACTCTTGGTAATCTCAGGCGAAACCAATTGCCCGGATTCTGTCTGTTGCCCATAAGTGGAAATGAACTCCGGATGCAGGATGTAAGGCGCTACCGGCGGCGGAGGTTGCGGAGGCGCCGGAGCGGCTCGAAGGCTATCGACTAAATCGCTAAAGATCATTTTTTAGTCTCCTGCTTCTTACCCTGAACTAAATCGGTCAATATTCCAAGGCCGCTGAGCCAGATACCTGTGAAAATCAGCGCTCCGGCCGCTCCCAACCAACCATAAATACCAGCCGTGATCAGCACGAAGCCAACCCAGAAAAGGATATCCGCTCGATACTGAGAAAGTCTCTTCATCACATGCCCCAATCCGGATCCATAATGGCGGCGCTCAGATTCACGCTGCCTTTGTAAAACCGGGCCCGGCACATAGCCGTGATCCATGCCGAGATCGGATCGATCCGTTTCGTCCGTACTATCGATTTCCCCTTGTGCTCTTTAACGTATTTGATCAACCCGCTGCCGTTTGTCGCAATCGAGGTATTTCCGAATGCCCACCTGGCCACCGGGTTAGCCTCATGCGTCAGTTTCATTTCCTTCAGCAGCACCTCGGTCTGATTCATCGGGTCGGTTAGGTTCACGAACGTTTGCGGCACCGTCACCACGTTCAACCCCGCCTGGGTCAGTTCCTGCAGGAGCATAGTCGCAAACGCCGGGTCCGCTACCACTTCCTTGATGTTGTAAAGTTTTCGCAATTCCAGGATGCGATCCCGGATCTTGGTGTAATCGATCACGTTCCCTTCGGTCGCCGTCACCCAATCCTTGGCCGCCCACTGGTCATAAGGTACGTGGTCTTTGGCGATCCTCTCCCGCATGTTCTCTGCCGGGATAAAGTTATCCCAGAAGATCCGCCAATCTTGTTGTATGTCCTGTGGTGGAAACGTCATATTGATCGAGGATAGATCAGTGGTCGTCGACAGATCCAACCCCAGGTACGCATCCCGCCCCAGCATCTCCGTGCGGTTCCAGGATCCCACCGTTTGGTCGAATAGTTGCAGCGGCAGCCAGGTTGTCAGTTTTGTCGTGATCCACTGATTCAAGCGCAACCAACGGAATAATCGTTCCTCGGCCGGCTTCACCTTGGCTTTTTCCGCCGCTTCCCGTACCGATTCGATCTTGATCGTGGTGCCCAGGCTAGGATTGGCCTTGGCCCAGTTGGCCTCGTTATAGATATCGTCGCCCTCATACCCATAGATGACGCAGTACCAGGTCGGGTCGACGATCTCACCCACCAGGATCTTCGAGGCATACTCGTGTTCCTCCCAGCCAATGGAGACCCGGTCCGGGTCCTCCCCTGCTGTGGTAATGATCCACCAGATCGGCTGCCTGCGGGCATCCCCGGCGCCAAAGGTCATTACATCCCATAAATCCCGATTTGGCTGAGCGTGGAGCTCGTCAAACACGCAGGCGGACAGATTCAAGCCGTGTTTGGTATAGGCCTCCGCTGACATTACCTTGTAGGTGGATCCACTTTTCCGGTCGGTGATTTTCTCTTTGCTCAGGTTAAACCTGGCTCTTTTCTTCAACGCCGGCACCTGGTCGACCATATCCACGGCCACGTCGAAGACCAGGGTAGCCTGGTCCTTATCGGCGGCGCAGCCGTATACCTCTCCTCTCGTTTCCCCATCTGCAAAGAGTTGGTACAGCGCTGCGCCGGCTACCAACTCGGACTTACCATTCTTCTTCGGGATCTCAACGTAGACATATTTGTATTGCCGCGTGCCATCGTCCTTGAGCGTCCCATACACGTCCCGGATGATCTCCTTTTCCCAGTCCAGCAAGATAAAAGGCTGGCCGCTGAACTGGCCCTTGGTGTGCTTCAGCGACTCGAAGAACTTGACCGCCCGGTTGGCCTTCGTCTCGCTAAACACCACGGCGCCCGCCAGCAGCAAGATCAAAATAAGCAATTGGAACAATCTCTTCATTTGCCATCCTGCTTACCATTCACAAACGAATCAACATCATCGAGGAGCTGCTCGAGCTCATCTGGCTCTTCCGGCTTCTCCTTCTTCGCCGGCACGGCCGCCGATCGGGCCCGCGGCGTCAGGTACAGCGACTGGCGCCACTTGAGCAGCAGATCCCGCTTCCGGTCGACGCGACCATCCAGCTTTATTACCGCATTGAAGGCGTCGAGAACTTTCGTTGCCAGCTTGATCGCCTCTTCTTCTTTTCCCTCAGCCGCGTCCGGATCCTCGATCTGCTTGCTTTCCTGCAGGATCTTGTCGTGTCTCTTCCCCAACTCCAGCCAGAGTTGGTAAGCCACCTTGCGCATCCGGTCCAGCTCCTGGAGCTGCTCCATCACCAGGCAGTAATCCACCAGCAGGTCGATATCCATGCGGGTGACTACGGTCGCCTTGAGCTGGCCATACGTGCGCATCATCCTCCGCCAGGTCGCCTGGGCCACCTGGTGGTCCTTCAGTCTGGCCGGCGCCTGCACCGACAACCCGCGTTCCGGCTCCATCGACGCCTCGTTTGCGATTCTCGCCGCTGTTTCGGCCTTGGTCTCGGCCCGATTTCTCAGTCCTGCTGGTTTCCTGGCTGGCATAATGGTTTAAACCGGATTCTCCACATTGAAATTTTTTTTCGTGCGATTGGCCCCGTGCGCTCCTCGCCCCCCACTTGATAACTTTTTTAGGCCCCCCCTATCCCCCCTGACCTCGATTATTGTGCGACGCGAATGACATGCGTGGCACAGTCCCCTTAGAGGAGAAGACAGGAACAGATCGACGTCGCCTGCATGTCTTATCTCATGGTGCACGTCAGTGGCAGGGGTATAGATACCCTGGTCGAGGCAGTCCTCACACCACGGATGACTGGCCAGGTGCGCAACTCTGCGCCTTGCCCAGTGCCTGTCATACAACGCCTGCCTCTTTGGATCTCGTTGGGCGAACCTCTTGACCTGTGGCGCATGTACATCACAATATCCTGACCCTACTAGGGCAGGACAACCAGGATAGGCGCAGGGTTGGAGAGGTGAGGTTGGCATCTTACTTACCTAACAATCGATCGATGAGTGAGAGTGCGAACCCGATAACGCTGATGGCGGACATGATGTATAGCATCAGTTGGGTAGATGACAGGGATCGTTGGGACGCCTTACTGTCTGTCACATCCTTATATCTTTCCAGTTCGATCAGACGACCATCTATCGCCTTCATTTTTTCCTCGTAGGTCGTCTTAGGAATGAGTGACCGAACAAATTCGTCAAGCGCGGATCTCCATTCATTAGTCATATCAAATCGTCGATTTAGTGAATCAAGCGCTTTATCGACCGCTTTCTCCGAGGCAGTGAAACGCTGATCGACAAGTTTGTCATGATCCGTAAAACGCTGGTCGATGTACTTGATTGCACCGACCCGCAGTTGATCAATTTCTGCCGCGGTTAGGTCGCCGTTTCCGTCAGGCATTGGTGTTACCGCTTATCTGGCAATTCAGGATTAGTCTTCCCATCCTCAATAGGAGGCGGCGGATCAACCTGGAAAGCCACTGCTGAGATATAACCCGCAATGGTCACTACGATCACCAGGACCTGATCCTGTCCCAAACCCGCAACAAGGACTATGTCAAATCCATTCAGAATTAGAAATATGAACCCAACGACCGCTGCCCAGAACTTCCTGGATTGAAGCACACCTGCCCACCCACCCGGCCCTGGGTCGACCGTGATGCCGATCAGGTAGGAGATGACGATCACTAGAAATCCGGCCGCGTTAACCACGTCCAGATGAAACCCAGGCACGTGGGGCAAGATGAGCATCACCAGCAAGGTGAAAACAGATACCCAGAACCTGCGACTTGTGAAGACTGACATTGGATTACCTCCTTGGGTTAAAAACGAAAAACCGGCGTCATAATGACGCCGGTTGCTCAAGACGGCAAAGGTAGGGACAACTTCTCCCCGCATGCACTTATAGAATACAGCGAATCATGTTATTTGTCAATCATTCTTGGGATCGATTATTTTATCATGTCTTTTTAGCAGGTTTTCCATCGCATCATCCCCCACGTGCCATTCCCGGATCTCCCCGCAGTCCAAACAATGCACATACGCCGAACCGGTGATCAGCACACCCCTCTCTTTGAGCATATCCAACCGGCTTATATTACACAGGCGGACAATTCTACCCAACACCCGGCCGCATGATTGACAAACCCACTCCCGCGTGATTTCCTCTTCAACTTGCTCGATTTTTTCATTCATGATTCACCTTTCTTAAAATACGGTCACCTATCCACCACAGCGGGAAGACCACGAGTGCAATCAAAAACGCAACCGGCACGGCCAACACAGAGATGATGCCGATGAAGAGCCAAATCCCAGCGGCTATTAATGAGCCCAGAATATCAAGGAATTCCATTAATTTACTCCCTGTTATTGGGATGTTTTGGCAATCCGCCAGTCCCCACCACGACAATTAAATATAAAATAGCCACGAAAGCCACACCACCCAGAATGCCCATGATAATATTGATCATTCTTTCCCTACCGTTTCTGCAGAAACGCCTTCTCCTAACTTAGCGCGCAGCTCTAGCACTTCTTTGGCCAGGTCGCCAGCAAATTCGAAACTCAGCCGGCGATATTTTTCCCTAATTCGAATTACGCCGACTTTCATTTGTTTATTGGAGCTATTGGTGGCAATCGGCAACTGAACTTGCGCAACCGGACTTAATATGATCAATTCTTCGAGTAGTTCTTTTGGAATTGGGTTCATTTGACCTCCGGGAATTGTTTCCAGGTACGGCGATCCAGGAACGGCATGTGTATCAGTTTTCCGTCGACCATCATTTGTTTCAGGAAGAATGGCACCCCGGCCGCCTGGCATTGATCTCTCGCCGATCTGGCCCATTCAATATCCATCGGGCGAGCGCCGGGACCGGATTCGCAACCCATGATGAGCCAGTCAATTCCTCGATCTCCACATGTACAGTGATCATCTCCGCAACCCAGGACATGTAATTCATTCGCCGATTCACTGTCAAGATCAAGCGGTCCCAGCGCCGGCTCATAATTCACGAACCTTTTCGCCGCCGGCGTTTGCAGCAACAGCGGTATGCGCTCATCGGCGGTTGCCTGGTCTTCAACGCTGACGCCCAGCCAGACATTACCGGGCAATCCATAGCCTTGCCTCACCAACTTCTCGACTATTTCACGCATACGAGTCGGCCTCTTGGTTAGAATCATGAATGTATGCTGTTGACTTACCGCTATCTTTGCCCATACCAGCAAGATAAACTCGAAAGGTACATCCTCGTGGAACAGATCGCTCATGCTGTCCACGAACACTCGCTGCGGCTGGCGCCAGTGCAGCGGCATTTCCAGACGTCCAGGTATACAGTGAATATCCGAGAATTTCTGCCCTGGATGGAATCGTTCATAAATCCGCTCCGCATAGCAAAATTTGCACCCTTGACTGACCTTAGTACATCCGATCGTTGGATTCCAGACCCGGTCGCACCAGTCGATTTTAGTTTTGCCCATGCTATCTGTTCCCTTCAGAATTTAAAATTTCACCGTCTACCTCGTTATCCAACCTGGCTCCCGGCAGCAGTTGGGGCATCTGGCGGGTGCGGTAAACCTCGTCGATCTGCGGACCCAACCATTCCCCTACCGTGCGCCCATTCGGAAGCATCACAAAGGTCTGCAGGGCGTCTTCCAAGGTTACAATCCCTGCCTCAGACGCCTCCAGGACCGCCTTGATCCACAGCGCCAGGGCGCGCCAGCGCTGGCGGGTAGCCTGTTCCCAGGCGGAATAAACTGCATCCTGGCTGGTCCGCCGCCGGCCGTTATCGGTTAATGAGAATTGAGAATCATTGCGATCGGGCAACGGCAAATTGATGCGGTACGCCCGATCGTTCACCTTGAAGGCGATCACCGCCTGGCCGGCTTTCCAGCCGTACATAAACTCCTGGGCGCCGTACCTGGTCAGTGTTCGCTCGATCTCTGACTTGGAGCGATCGATCGGCACGGTGGTGTCTTTGGCGTAGGTTGGCATCAGGATTTCTCTCCACTCTGTTCTTCCACGTCAAATGATCCTTTTTCTTCATCCACCGCTATGACCACAACCTGTTGATTTTGCTTGCCGTCCGTCACGGTCAGCAGTTCACCAACCTCCGGCAGAGGAAAGCAGGTATCGACTGGGCGTATCCCGCTGTACCGCTTCCGCATATTGATAGTCCAGATACTTGGCAATTTATTGTTCATATTCCACCTAAGCGACCGTTTCCGCAGAAACGCTCTCCAGCTCCCTCAGGCCGGCTTTCTTCAGATATTCATTCAGCCGCTGTAAGCTAAGCTTGGGATCCGGATCCGAGTAATAATAATTTTCGGCGACGGTTTTATTGATCAAAGCCGCCCCGATCAAATGCCGGATCTCATCGCACCAGGCCATCGGGTTATCTGAATAATCGCCTTTGCTTTCCCTCTCGATATCTTTCGCCCCACTCCAATCCATCGTGTCCAATAGGACCAGCCAGATCTTAGGATTGGTGATATTCATCAATCCGTTGGCAATGATCTTCGCAGCCTCTTCGCCCAGGCCCTTGATTTCTTCAAGGTTCTGCTTTTTCTGCTGCCTGGCTGCTTTGGAGACTTCTTTGAGCTGATTCATAGTGACTGGAATAGAGGGATTAACATGAATAACTTCTATTCCCGGATCTGCACTATCTCCCACTGAAATATATTCAGGTTCTGCGACTTTTTCAGGAGATGCGACATTTTCTACAAGCATGTCCTGCAGGCCGGATTTTACTGCCTGGATGCAAGAGCACCACTGCTGCTGCTTCCCACAAACGATCTGCGCCTTTGGGAATCCTATCGATTTAAGATGATCATCTTTACTATCTCGATATTGATATTCATCATAGATCAGGCGCAGATTCGGGCATTTAATCGATTTGGCCAGCTCGAGTGCCGATTCTTGATTGTTATAAGTAAATTTTGTCAGGCTGGTATCTGAATCGCCTTCCCGAACCGGGATGCCTGAAATCTGGCTAGCCTTTTCGAGGTAGCGCCGCTTGATAATTTCACCTTTGGCTTCATAGCATTCTTTTTTCAAACATAGGTTTTTTTTGTCATTCTTGACCTGGAACTGGCAGCCTTTACAGGCGCCCTCAATGTGAGGTTCTCCGGCAAAAACATCGTCTAACTTCCAGGTATTCTTGGATAAATCTTCGCTTAAATAACCGATCAATCTGGAAATATTCTCCAGGATATTCTCCGCCGTTTCTCCGCTGAGAGCCATCCTTACAATTTCCGAGGGCTGGTATGGCTGATAAAAATTTTTTTCTGCTTTCTGCCGCAATTCCTCTGGCAGGTCAAACAATTCAAGAAGAGCCCGGGCGGCGCCCTCGCTCAATTTGCCTTCGGCCAATGCCTGGCATATTTCTTCCGGAAGGTTTAGCAGTCTGATCTTGTTCCTCACCGCCGACTCGCTCAACCCAAACAACTTACCGATCTCCAGGCTGGTCAGTTTGAATTCATCCCTCAGCCGCTTCATGGCCGTAGCTTCTTCTAACGGTGTCAAGTTTCTGCGCTGCACGTTCTCGATCAGGGCCGTCTCGAACATGCCGGCGTCGTCCAGGTCATCCAGCATCACCGGCATGCAATCAAAACCCTTATTGCCGGCACCCTTCAACAGCCGGTAAGCTGCCAGCCGGCTATGGCCAAAGGCGAGCTGCACCTGCCATCCGGTTTGCTTCAGTACCTCCTGGAGATCTCCTTCCATCAGACCTTGCCAGCTCCGCATGTTATCCCAGGTGATCCGGATACCATCCTTATCCACCAGACGGCCCACAGGGATCTGCTTCAACCCCTTTTCTAAGATTGAGACGGCCAGACTCTGCACGTGATCCTTATCTTCGCCTTGCCGTGGCTGGTACGGGTTTGGAAGGATCACTTCCAACGGCGCCATAACCAGGTTGTCGATCATTGATTGCCTCCTGACATCAAGATTTTGAGAAAATCTACCAGCGGGCAGTCTCGGCAGTTGGACTCGCTGGCCAGGTCCGCAATGGCGCAGCCCTTACAGGTCTCCAGCGCTGTGACCTGGATCACCGCCCAGGGCGGCGCCTTTTTGACGTGCGCCAGCGCATTCCACTGGCCGACCATTTTATGGCTCTTGGTTTGCCTCCAAGCGAGCTGCATACCCGGGCCAAAATCACCGTCGACCTTTTCCTGACTCCCTGAACGCCGGTTCATCATGCGCTTGCAGGTGTTCAAAATTCCATTTATGCCTGTCCGGCGCCGCGCGAAACCACTTGCCAACGGCACACGCATCTCTTCCGGAAGGGCCAGCAGCGCCGAAATTACCTGACCATGAATCGGTAATCTATTCTGAGCAAATAGGCTTTGAACATCTGTATCGAGATCCATCAGCCGCAGGTAATAACCGATTGCGCTCGGGACCTTGCCGACCATCTGGGAAATCACAACGTTGGTCATGCCCAGCTCGCGCATGCGTTTATAAGCCTGCGCCTCCTCGATTGGGTTGAAATCCGTGCGCTGCAGGTTGGCAGTCATGGCCAATAGCAGGCGCTCACGCTGGCCGCC